GGCCTTGGGGTTGACCTTCCACCACTTGCCTGCGCTGTACACATGGTCGTTGGCCTCGGGGTTGTCGGGCAGGTTGTCTGCATCCACCTCCATCACGCCGCCGGGCTGCTTCCAGAACTTCCAGGCATAGGGCCCGGTCATCTTCTCCTTCTCAGCCATGTTGTGCCACCAGTGGTCATCATCCATCGGGTTGGTGTCCATCCAGATGCCGTGCCAAGTAGCCCCGCCATCACGCTTGGTCGGGTAGCGTCCGACCCGGTGCGTGAGGCCGTCGATCACCGCCTTGGGCAGCTCGCGGGCCTCGTTGACCCAGGCACCAGTCAGCTCAAGCGAGAGGAGCTTACGAACATCCTTGGGCTGGTCAAGGGCCAGGAAGATGACCTCGCAGTCGATGCCAGCAGCGCCATCACGGGCGGGCAGCCGGATGTGGTGGGTGATGGGGGGTGTCCACAGCATGGGGCCGAAGGTGCTCTCTGGGAACAGATCCAGCCATGTCTTGATGGTCGTGGTTTTCAGCATCGGGTAGCTGTTCCTGACCACCGCCCAACGGGTATAGCGGATATTGTCTACAGGGCTGGGCTTTTGCTGCACAGCCTTGATGAAGATCTTGCTGGCGCAGCCGTAGGACTTGCCCGACCCCACGGGCCCCATGAGGCCCTGCACGAAGGCGTTGGACTGGATGAAGTCGTAGATGACTGGGGACTTGCTGAAGTCCAGGCGCAGGCCAGAGGCGGCCACGGCCTTGTCGGACTGCTCTTTAGTTCTTGCCATTGGCGACTGCTTTCATAAAGACATGGAAGTGCTTTGCATCTAGCTTCATGGGATGCTGCTTGTTTGACAAGCCATGCACCGTGGCCACATCCACCCCGGTAGCCCGCTTGGCATTGACCACCGCGCTGGAGTTGACCGAGGACACCTGGGAGGCCCTTAGATCAGACCAGTCAATCTGCCTGGGCCTGGAGGGATCACGCCAGTGAAAGGCGCTCAGGGGATGGCACTTGCACTTGTACTTCATTTGTTTGGACAGTCCCGGCCTTGCCGACAGTGGCCATTGCATGGCGGGCAGATGCGCTGCATGGACAGCAGTGTGCTGGCCTTCTGGCGCACCTCGGGGCTCACCGCGTGACCCAGGTCTTCAGGGTCTAGCAGGCGCAGCAGGAAAGCCCTCAGAGCCACGTTGTGCGCTGTGATGCGTTCAGCAGCAGCGCGTAGGGTTTCAATGTCGGTCATTACTCCTCCTCCCGGTTAGGTGCGACCACGTTCACATCAATCACGCTAGGTTTCTCGCTGCCGTCATCAGGGTTGTCCAGCAGACCACTAGCTTTAGCCAGCAGACGCAGCACACCCACCTTGTCGTACAGCTCCAGCTCCAGCGTGCTGTTGCCATCCTTGTCCGTCTTGACCCGGATGTTCTTGATCGACTGCAGCGCATGGTCAGGAATGGCACTAGAAGGCTTGACCCTCACGTTGCCAGACTCATCCCACTCCATGATGTCGGTGATCTTGGTGTTGGCCATGCACAGCAGCGAGTAGGCCACGGCCTCCTTGTTGGCCATGATCGTGCTGCTGCGCTCCAGTCTGCGCTGGACAGACCGGATGCCACCCCAGTTCTTCAGGCTGGGGATCTGTTCGGACACTCTAGATTTAGTCATCAGAAGGGAATATCAGAGTCATCAGCAGGCTGAGGCTGGTAGCCGTTGCCCTTGGCCGTGTTGTGCGAGTCCATCGGCTTGGCCGCAATAGCCTTACCAATCTTCACCGACACCCAAGTCTCCCCAGCCTGCGTCTTCTTGTTCCAGATGTCCAAGTAATGCAGCGACCCATCAGGCAGCATCACCTTCCCGCGAAACGGCGCGTGCCAATCCTCCGTCTTGTCCTTGTTCAAAAAGGCAGAGCCCTGCCCAGGTTTCTGTTCGTAGTTAGTAGCCATTTACATTCTCCTTGTGAAAAGCATTGTCATCGAAAAAGTGAGAAAAAATTGAGGGAGACCCCCGCTCGCACATGGCCAGGGCGGGGGGGCAAGGGGTGCCTTCACGCGCGCGGCAACGTGCGCGGTATCGCAGGCACGATGCGCGGGCGCATATGGCTGGCCTTCTGCTCCCTGGGGACACGCTGCCCCCTCCCCCTGCTTCAGGACACGCCACACCCCCCACCCGGTTGTCACAAACCCAAACGTTCGTTGGGGTCTGTTACACCGCATGATCCCAGGCCCTACAAGGCGCTGGAGCACCGAGTGGCTACCCATGTCTAGGCCCACCCCCGTTCGCGTCTCTTGCGGCCTTCCAGGGGCCTTCCTGAGGCATCGGCTCATCTGGCATTCCTGTGCATCTGCAGGATGCTGTCGGCCAGCACGCGGCTGCTTGGGCTGATGCCCTCGGCTTGGAACAGCGGCAACAGGATGTCCAAGTCTTCAGCAATTTCAACTTCAGTCAAACCTGTTTCAATCAATTCAAACAATTCTTGGTTGTTTAGAACTGTCTTAATATTATTAATACTAGTACTACTATCTATAGGTGTTCTTTCTGTGTTCTGTACAACCTGCAGGTTGTGATTAGGTTGTGAATGTGAAGAGTTATCCACAGGTGCATTTACAACCTCAGAGCCCTCTTCATTTACAACCTGTGGGTTGTGAATGGCCTGCTCCCTGGTGCGCTTGGCTAGGGCCTTTTTGTTGGCCTCTTTGATCTCTCTGACGGCTCGGGTGTCGCCTTGTTTGGGCATGGTGTGCGTCCTCTTTGGTGGTGTCTTGAGTACTTGGGCGATAGCCTGGGCGACTCGTCTCTGCCCCTCGGGATCTGGCTGTTCAGCCTCCATGGCTTGCTCCTTCTGCATTACAGGTGGTCGTGTGTCTTCGATGGCGCTGGTGACCGCGATGGCCGTGGCTGCGTCCACCGTGGGGTCGAAGATCACGCGCAGAGTGTCTGTGCGCTCGCCCTTGAAGCCCTTGCGGACTGTCTCAAGATAGCCGTGTTCCCTGAGCTGCTTGAACTGCTTGGCCACGGCCTGCTGGCTGATGCCCAGATCCTTGGCTAGGCGGGTCTGGCTGACCCAGGTGATGCCTGCCCTGTTGGCGAAGGCGCACACGGCTGCCAGGACTTGCAGAGCGCCGTGCGTTAGTTTCTGGTCGAAGACGGCACGAATGGGCAGCACGCAGACCTTGCGCTGGTCTGGCTCTGCCTCACGCTGCACAACCCTAGGCCGGCGCTTGGGCAGCTCAAAGGGGATGATGTTCTCAGGCAAGGCGCTCATACCAAGTCGAGTTGAGGACTGCCCGCCCACTTGCGAGCAGGCTGCAGCGCGTCGATCCGGCCGGCCATCAGGTCTGGATGCTCCCGGTTGCGCTTGTAGTTCCTGGCCACGTTCGTGCTGTCGGCTGATGCCAGCGGCCATGGGCCATCGGCTTGGCCCAGCATCCGCAGGCCGTGAATCCATGGCAGATGGCGACGGCGCTGGGCGAGGGCATCGAAGGCCTCATCCATGCGCCTTGTCCACGCCTGCGATCCGATCTCCCAGTACTGGCCGCTGCTGCCCAGGCAGATGCGGGGCCAGTGGTCTGCCAGCTCCAGCAGCCAATCCAGCGACAGCCCCAGATGCCAGACCGGGGCGCTCAGTTCAGCAGGAAATGGCCATGCTGCAATGCCTGCCCGTTGCTGGTCTTCGTTGCCGTCGATCACATCGGGGATCACAGCCCAGTGCGGGTGGCCCAGGTACTCCTCGCACCACGCGATGTAGCCGGGCACATTCATCTGCTTGCCTTGGGTGAAGGCGGTGAATGCCCCGTTGTCCAGCATCAGCGACTGCCCGATCCGCAGGCAATCCTGCAGGTCGTCAGGCCGGGCGAAGCTGACGCAGAAGTGCCTGCCGGACATCTCCAGCAGCGCCTTGCGCGGCGTGATCGGGGTGCCGTGGTAGTGGATCACCGTCATCCGCGCAGGGTTTCGATGTCCACGCCGTGGTGGGTGGCCCTGATGACCTGCTGGCCTCCGAAACGCTCATGGAGCTGGTCAGCAATGTCCTCATGGAACCCGCGCCGGATCATGGCGCAGGCCGTCACGATGTGTTCGACCATCACTGTCTTGTCGCTGGTGATCTGCAGCGCGTAGACGATGGCTTGGCCGTTGTTCGGGCACTCAGCGATGAACTGGTGCCTGTAGATGTTGGTCTTCATGCGATTCTTTCTGTCCTGCGGATCTGTCTCATGTGCTGCCGGATGCGCTGCTCGGCTCCCTGGCCGTAGAGCTTGTCCATCGTGGCCAGATGCCGGTCCACCAGTTCCTTGTTCTTG